TTCTGGATTGTGTGCTTTTTGATAAGCCAATGCCCAAATCAATCTACCTAAGTTTACAGCATGAGCTCTACACAAACCAAATCCTGATAAACTTTGTAACATCTCTATGATAGCATTTTTCTTAGGATGATTGCCTAGTCTAGTTGTAAATTCTAAAATTTTTTCTTCGTTCTTTTTTGCAAAAGCTCTACGATACATATCTGCTTCATACTTGTCAATGTTTAAGACTTCTGATATTCTATCAATAGCATCGTCTTCATACACAATAGTATCTTCCATTTTTTCTTGAGCCCAATCATGAAACATTGTTGCTTTTTTCCTGCCTGACACTGCTACTGGTCTTATTAGTGCAGTTGCAAACACACAATCTTTCATTGACTTTGGTTGTATTGCTCTAAACAGTCTTCTCATGGCTGGAGACTCTGCTTGAGTAACTCCTAGCACATCACCTCTGCAGAGTAAATCAGACGTGGCTTTGTCTTCTTCAGGATAGTCTGTTAATCTTGTACAAGGATCAACTTCTAATAACTGACTAAGTCCTCTGTTAGCCAGTATGTCAACTTTTAGGTGTTCTAAATCTTCAACTTCATTTTTGTCCAACAGGATTTGATTTTCCGCTGTAAATAAACTTTTTGGTAATTGTCTTCCAAACATTAGTATGCCTCCGCAGTGTTTTGATATACATCTTTTTTTGCCCATCAGTTTACGTTCAATCCGTTTTGCTTCTACTGGATCAACGCCAACTGATTCGTATGTGAATCTGCGAGGTAGTCTACCTTTTGCACCCAAACGTTTGGCCGCTTCACGCTTGGCCGACTTATCCTTATAAAGCACGTAGTTTGATATACGAGCCGAGCGTCCGGGCCACTGTTTGAATATTCTGTTCATAACTTCTCCCTGACGATAATGGGGGAAATCAATATCAACATCAGGTAAGTCATCTCTGGTAGGATTTAAGAATCGTGCAACGGGTATGCCCCACTTCACAGGATCCACATCTGTTATGCCAAGCAGGTAGCAGACCAAGGACGAACCAGCACTGCCACGAGTCATATGGGTGATATCTCTCGTTATTGCTAGTATGTCACATATTTGGATGAAGTAGTCTACGAAACGTAGTTGAAGGATGATGCGAGTTTCATCAGCAAGCCTTTGCGTGTATTCTTCTGTGCCTGGACATTGCCTAATAAATCTATCGTATAGCCTTGTTATGTCGTTTAGTTCTTTGTCTTTCATTTGCCTATGTTTTTTTAGTTTGCCTGTTTTTGCCTTGAGCAATATTAATTATCTAATGTAGGAATTATAGTGGAGTTTTTTGGTGATCTCGTAGTTTGCTTTTTGGAACATTGATGTCTCTTTTGTCACATACCGATTGTATTACACAATCAACACAATCAGGTGAGCTTGATCTACAAACTAGTTTGGCATGTGTTATCAACCACATATGTGCGCCGTACTTGTATTTGTCAGGTGTAGTGTCGTTTACGGTTATACTTGCTTTTGATTCGTTAAGATTATCTGCCCAACCCAATCTCCATAATAATCTAAAAACGTGTGTGTCGACTGCTATGTGTGGTTGCCCCCAAACAAATCTCATAACAATGTCAGAACTTTTTCTACCAACTCCCGGCAATGTCATTAATTCTTTTTGTGTTTGTGGCACACGTCCATTAAAATTTTCTAACAACATTTTGCTTGTAGCAAGAATGTTTTTGCTTTTAGCATTGTGTAATCCTGCAGGTCTGATTGCTTCAATAATTTCTTCTCGAGACAATTTTATCATATCATCTGGATTGTCAGCAAGGTTAAACAACTGTCTACAAGCCACAGCCGTTCTCTTGTCTTGGCTTTGTGCAGATAGCATGACCCCTATTAAACTTGTATATGCTTTAGAATAAATTTTTGCTTTTGGTTTTTTGTTTGTGTATTGCGGATAGTTTGTACTTAATTTTTCGTACAAATATAAAATATCATTACTGTTCTTCATCCGAGTGCAGTTCGTTTAACAGTTGTCTCAGTTTTCCGCCTTCTACAGTGGCTTTAACTTTTCCAATATTATCACCTTTAGTTGGATCTGGTTCTTTAGGTTTATCAGACGACACCTTGCTTTTTTGTTTTAAGGAATCGTAGATAGTTGAAGATTGTTTTTTAAACTGTTGATATTCTTGATCCTCTGCTAGGTCTCTTATTCTCAATGTGTCAACATCAAACTCCAAATCTATTTTCATACCAACACCACTAGATGATCTTGTTTTCATAAACTGTATTTGATATCTGCCACGTTCTTTCATGGCTCTTGATGTAAATATACCAAACACGTTGTCTGCTGTTTGTATTTTACTAAGACCGCCACTAATGTGAGAATGATCAAATTCAATTTCTTCAACACTAGCTCTGTTCAACTGAGATGCTGTACACATCAGCATGTTGCTTTCTGCCGCCAAATTTCTAAGTTCTTCTGACACATACTTGTCTTTAATAAACAAATCTGCTGGACTTATTCTTTTTGATTTAGGCATCATGAGATCCAAATAGTCAATCAAGATACAATCAATTTTCTTTTTGTTTTTTAGTTCTAATTCTTTAATATAAGATTTAACGTCCAACACTGTGCTTCCACTTGGCAGATATTTGATTTGTAAGTTTCCTGATTTCTTAGCCATCATTTTTACTTTCATTTCAACATTATCAATTTCTGGAAATACTTTTCTAGTTGGAATGCCTGTGATCATGGCATCTAATCTCATAGCTGTTAACGCTTCACTTAATTCAAAACTTATGTACAATGTGTTCAAACCAGTAGTGGCCCAATTCACAGCAAGATTCTGTAAGAACAAACTTTTACCTGCACCTGATCCGCCTGCAAAAATGTTTAGTTCACCTCGGTTAAATCCTCCAAACAGTTTCTTGTCTAAATTAGCCCACCCTGTGCTGACCTGACCGTTGGAGTTTTTTAAGTTCTCCAATCTACCTTTTGGATCTGCAAAGTAGTCTGTACCCATGTCACGAGTCAAGCCAATGTTGACTGCGTCTTTAACCTTGTCTTCAACAGGAGCATAATCACCTTTTTCTAGCAAGTCTGCTGACTCAAGTATTGCACGTTCAAGTGCTTTGTGTCGGGAAAATTGTTCAAATTCATCTAGTAACCAATTGAAGTGATTTGGATCTAGATCTTTTGCTGTTTTTAGTTTGATATCGTGTTTAGCATTAACTTGTTGAACTTCTGGCAACACTTTGTATTCTTCTGAATAATCTTTTATAAATGTAGCAATCGGTTGTAACTTTCTATCAAATGATTTTGGATCAAATATATTCTGAGCTCTAGCATATGATTCTGCATCTGCCAGCATCATTTCTAAATATAGTTTTTGTACGTCGAAAGTATAATCAGCCATTATTAATTCTTCATATTATTTTATAACATTTTCCTTCTAAGATCAATTTTTAATTTACTTGATTCTGTCGCTTGTAAAATTGATTTAACAGCAAACAATTTACCATACTTTGCTACTGCTTCTGCAACATCATTTACCTCTTTGTCCCAGGTTGGAAATGATACATTCCACCCAAACTCGGTTGCTTGGCTAATTAATTTTTCTCCTGGAGCATCTCTGTCTGGGATTACAATTACCGTTCTACCTAATCCGTTTATAAGTTCTTTTTGTGTTTCATTTACTTCTGATCCTAATATACTTACACCACTAACTGCTATTGCATCAAACGGTCCTTCCGTGACTAGAACAAATTTTCTTGACCAATCTTGTGCATCCATGTTGAAAACATAACCTGGTTGTACATCTGTATAGTATTTTACTTTTTCAATATTTTCAAAAAGTCTACCTGTGAATCCTACTATGTCTCCTTTCCAATAAAACGGAATTAGTAATCTTTTATCTACGTCCCAATTCTTATTGTCCGAATACATAAAGTCGTACCAGTCTGCGCCTGTGCCTCTAGTAGAAAGATAGTTCAATAAATTGTCTAAACGTTGTTGTTGTATTTCTGATAAGCTATTAAATTTTTCTAACCAGTTTTCTAATCTCTTTGCACCAATGGGCAATTCTTTTTTGTTAAAAGAAACAAATTTTTTCCTTTCGTATTTTGTATCACCTTCTTCATGGCGCATGGCTTCTATTGCAAGTTTTCTTACAGTATCGTCTGGAACACCTATGTAACTCATAAATGTTCTCATCTTTTGAGTAAGTCTTCTTCCACTCACGTAACTAGCCTTAAAGCCACAGTTAAAACAATGATAAGACACAGTACCGTCTGCACTGGTCATTATTCCGCCACGTTTTTTCTTGTCTTGTGATTCTCCATTATGTATACAACATGGAGCATTGAAAGCAATCCAACCA